CAAACAGTAGAAGAAAAAATGTATTCAATAAATTACAAGTGGCATTTCATATCTGAAGAAGATAGAGACTTCTATCAAGGATGTAGACACGCTCTTGACAACGGACTTAAGTGGTGAGCGGAGTATATAACCAAACATATTTCAATAACAGACCTGAAGAAAAAGAAAGAGAGGGTGTGTTATATGGAGTTATCTTAGTTAACCAACGTACATTTGAACGTGAATGTATCAAGGTTGGAATCGCTAGTGGTAAAGACTGGTGGCATGTAATTAAAAGAAGTCGTGGTTTTAAAGGGTATGATTTACGCATCCAGCGAACCTATCACGACACCATTTATCGGTGCTGGCAAATCGAGCAGGCACTTCATGAGGAGTTTAAACACGATAGCTATTCCCCAACTCAGAAATTTGGTGGGCATACAGAGTGCTTTAAAATTTCTTCTCTTATTTTATCCCAGTTCCCGAAAAATAATTCTTGACAAATGGTTCGCCGTTTGTTATAATATTATCATATTTTAGAGAAAGAGAATAAATGACAGAAATAATACCACCGACAAATTGCCCCGCTTGTAACAGCGTACTCGAATTTGTAGGTGATCAGTTATTTTGTCAGAATCCCTCTTGCTCTGCAAAATCTGCAAAGCGTCTTGAACACTTTGCAAAAACCTTAAAAATCAGAGGACTTGGTCCCTCAACTATTGAGAGACTTGGTCTTGAGGATTACAAAGATATTTATTCGTTAACCCAAGAAGAAATATCTTTTCTGTTGGATTCAGAAAAACTAGGTACGAAACTACACAATGAGATACAGAAATCAAAGAGTGTCGACCTTACAACTCTACTTCCAGCTTTTTCGATACCGCTGATTGGCTCAAGTGCTTCAAATAAATTAGCGAAACACATCTCATCTTTAAGTGAGATAACCCCAGAGATATGTACAGAGGCAGGTCTGGGTCCGAAAGCGGCGTCGAATCTTATTGATTGGTTGGTAAACACTTTCCATTTCGAAGAATACTATAACCTACCCTTTACTTTTACTTGCGAAAAACGAGCAGAGGTCACTAACACTGACACTAAGGGAACAGTTTGCATTACAGGAAAGTTAAAAAGCTATCCAACTAAAGCCGCCGCACAACAAGTATTAATAAAGAACGGCTATCTAGTAAAGGATAATCTCACAAAAGATGTAACTATCTTAGTTAATGAGAGTGGAATCGAAAGTGCAAAAACCAAGAAAGCAGAAGAAATGGGTATAACAATAAACCAAAACTTAAAAGAACTTATTTAGGAAAATTAAATCATGGCATTACCAAAATGGACAGACGAAAGGACTCAATCTCTAGTAGATTTCGTAGGAAGTGAGAGCCCAATATCCCAAGGAACAGTTGCAAATGCAGCAGAACACTTGGAAACATCAACTCGTTCAGTATCAAGCAAATTGAGAAAGATGGGTTTTGACGTTGAACTAGCTTCAGCATCAGCAAGCAAGTCTTTTTCAGACGAGCAAGAAGCAACTTTACAAGCATTTGTTACAGACAACTCAGGTTCTTACACATATGCTGAAATTGCAAGCAACTTTGAAGGTGGACACTTCTCAGCTAAATCAATCCAAGGAAAAATTCTTTCTATGGAATTAACAGAGCATGTTAAACCTGCTCCTAAAGTTGAGACAGTTAGAACTTATACTCCTGAAGAAGAAGGCACATTTGTAGAGATGGTTAACGGTGGATCTTTCGTAGAAGAAATCGCTGACGCTCTTGGCAAATCTGTTAATTCAATCAGAGGTAAAGCTCTTTCACTTCTAAGAAGTGGCGAAATTAACGCTATTCCAAAGCAAAAAGAAACTAAAGGATCAAGCAAAGCTGACGTACTTGCTGATATCGATATTACTGACATGACTGTAGAGTCAATTGCAGATCAAATCGGTAAAACAGTAAGAGGCGTGAAAACTATGTTAACAAGACGTGGTTTACAGTGTGCTGATTACAACGGTGCAGCTAAAAAAGATATCGGTTAATCCGCAGTATTCAATTTAGTCGGTGGAGGCACTCTTGTGCCTCTGCCATTTTTAATTTTTGAGAGAGTTATACAGTGAATATTGCATCAGCGTTACTAAAACAGATTATAGTTCAGAAAGATTTAGACACATGGTCTAAGTTAAAAGAACATTACCTACCTGGTGAATATCAGTCAATATTCCGCATCCTTGATAAACACATAGACAATTATCAAGACCTCCCCCAATTTGAAGATCTCCGATATGAAGTGCGAGATCGACAACTTTCCGAAAAAATATTCGCAATCGAATCAGTTGAAGTCGAAGTAGACGCATGGCTTTTACTTGATTATCTCAAAAATGAATATGCACAAGTAGAAATTCTAGATGAACTTGATACTTACATTGACAACACAGTTGCGATGGCTAGTGCAGAAGAAAACATAGAACAACTCCAAGAAATAGTATTAAGGGTAAGTGACAAGGTAGATGTCAAGCCACCCGAAGAAAGTATGCAGAGCATATCTTTATTCGAGGATGACAAAGAACTATCGAGGTATTTACCCTTAGGACTTAATAGTGAGTATGACTCACAGATTCAGTTCTCACCCAAAGACTTAGTGCTAGTTGGCGGGCGACGAGGAGCAGGTAAGTCCGTTACCTGTTGTAATTTAGCAGCAAATGTTTACGATTCAGGTCGTAGTGCTCTTTATTTCACTATAGAAATGGACAGCAGATCAATCCTTCAGAGGATTTGTTCTGTATCAACAAAAATACCATTAAAAAGACTACGCAGTAAAATGCTATCCGCTGAAGAGTGGAATCTAGTAGGCGGCTGGTGGGCAGGTAGATTTGACGGTGGACATGAATTGTTACCAGAGTTTGTAAAAACACATGACTTTGATACATTTCATAAAAACCTAACAAAACTACCTCTCCACAAAGAAAAGCAATTGGATGTTATTTATGATCCAGCTTTAACTCTCTCAAAAATACAGTCAGAGCTAGATAAAAAAGTCAACCAACTTGATGTTGGTGTGGTTATTGTTGATTATCTTAACCAAGTCAAACGCCACAATGCACCAAGTCGTTCAGGTCAATATGATTGGACAGAACAGATTGAAGTCAGTAAGAAAATGAAACTATACGCTCAGGAGTATGAAACCCTATTCTTTGCCCCATACCAAACAGATGCTAGTGGAGAGGCTAGATTTGCAAAAGGTATACTTGATGCAGCAGACGCTGCTTATGCATTGGAGACTTGGGATCAACAAGATGAGTGTATGACTTTTAATTGTGTAAAAATGAGAAGCAACAGGATGGAAAGCTTCACAAGTGCAGTAGATTGGGAAACCTTGAAGATTGGTCCGCAGTCTGCACTAAATCCTAAAGAGAAAGAAAATATAGAAAACAGTATGAAAACAGGAGAAGATGTAGATGACATTTAGATGGCAACCATGGGTTTTGAGCCTATACATATATGGGGCATTTGACCCGTTGATTCTAACTATCGCTGCATTAGTAAATAGATTATGATTTTATATACTGAAGCACAATTAATGATTGCATATACTAGATATGTAAGAACACTAAAAGAAAGCAATATTCGTATTGCTCCGCCAACAATAGAGGAGTTTCGTGTGATTTACGAAACAGAACTCGAAGAACAACTATGGGATCAGTTAGATGACTAAAACAGAGAAAGCCGCATTACAAGAATCTGTACTACAGGTAGGCGCTGCTCTTGTTATTAACTTTCCACTACAAACATTCCTACTATGGTTATTCATAGAAAAATGGGGATGGACAAGTGCATTTTTGATATCACTAACAACTACTTTTATATTTACAGTAGTTGCATTGATACGAACATACATGATTCGTATGGAAATTGAGAAGAGACGTAGACATGGCTTATGGAGAAAAGTAAGAAATGGCGGCAGATAGAATCAGTAAGGAAACGGCAGAGTTAGTAGCTCTGCCTCCCTACACATGGGAAACACGATCAGTTAAATTTCTATTGAATCAGAAAAAGATTTATCAGAATATAGAACGAGTACCAATAAATGAACCACTATATGATAGTGTTTTAAAACATGGTATTGAATCTCCTATATTGTGTATGCCCAACTATTATCCAATCGCAGGAAGTCAAAGAATGAGAGTGATGTGGGAAATAGTAAGAAAACACCATGATGGATGGATGTTTAAAACAATGAATATTAAAGTCTGCCGTTTTGATAAAGAATGGTGGAATATGTTTTATTTATGGGGAGATAAAAAAGAAAGAGATCGAATGATTGCAATTTGGTTTCAAATGGCAGAACTTGCTTGGAAAAGTAAGTATTATGAACACGAAACAGACCCAAGTGGTAAAAAGATGACAGACTTTGAAGAACTTGGAGATCAACTAAAAGGATGGAAACACAAACAATGATAAAATTACTAACAGCAATATTTGGACTAGGGGTAGTATCCTCAGTTCTATTTGGATTTGACTTCTTAGTACCAATACTATATAAACTTAATAGCATATGGGGATTCTTATTACTTCTAATATGGATGACTCTACTACAACTAGAAGAAAAGAGATGAAAGTATTTTTAGAACACTTCTTTTATGCACTAACAATGGCAATAGTCTTAGCAATACCAGTTATTGGATTAGTGCTTATGTTATCACCTTACTTTACATGACAGTAGAAGAACTATTACAAGAACGAAAGATACCGTACAAGCTATCTCCAGCAGATGCTATTGTTAAATGCTTGAACCCCGAGCATGATGACAGTAATCCAAGTATGAGAATTGATAGAATTACAGGTGTATTCAACTGTTTTTCTTGTGGGTTTAAAGGTAATTTATTTAACCACTACGATGCTCCTTCGAATCCGTTGGATATTCGTAGAGAAAAACTCAGAAGAAAAGTAGAAGAAAAAAGAGCATCTTCCGTAGGATTGAAGATGCCAAAGAATTTTATGCCTTATGTAGGTAACTGGAGAGATATATCTCCAGACTCTTACAAAAATTTTGATGCCTTTGTGCATCCAGACAAACCATTTACAGGCAGAATTTCTTTTCCAATTAAGGACTTGACAGGGAGAATAGTGGCGTTTAACTGTAGAACACAGTCTATGACTGATGTTCCCAAATACTTGATCCATCCCCCAAAGGCAGTATTACCACTATTCCCTGCTCGAGTCCAACCTATAAAAGGTAGAGTAATATTAGTAGAGGGTATCTTTGATATGCTAAATCTACACGACAAAGGATTAGAAAATGTTGTGTGTTGTTTTGGTACTAGAAATGTAGATATCGAAAAACTAAAACTACTCAAAATGCAAGGTGTGGAATCAGTAGACATACTATTTGATCCAGACGAAGCAGGACAAGAGGCTTCAATCAAGATACAAGAAATGTGTGAGATTGCAGAGATATTGTCGAAGAATGTAAAAATACCGATTGCTCTTGGGGATGCTGGAGCACTCAACAAAGAAAAAGTAAAACAATTAAAGGAACAATTATATGGAAGCTAAAAAATCTCTACTAGGAACCAAAAGATACCCCAGAGAGATAAAATGGAAAGCTGTAGAAAAGAGAAACGAGGAGGGCTGGAGTTGGCTTGAGTTAATCAAATGGCTTAAAGAAACCTACGATATGGATATACCCCGAAAGACGGCAGCTAATTGGGGATATGAATATAACATGAAGCAAAAAGGTATTCTAGGGGGTTCCTCAGCAGAAAGATCTAATAAACGAAAAAACTGGGACGCCATTGAAGATAATGAACTAAGGCGTAGAGTTGGATTGGGATTAACTAATGGAGAGATAGTAGAGAGTATGAACGAAGACGAAGAATTAAATAATAGATTTTATACTCTAGGAAGTATTGTACAACGCAAACATAGGCTAGGTTTAAGCAAAGAAATCAAGCATAACAAAGGAGCCGAACAAAGAGCCAAAGACTTATTGAGAAAAGATCAAAAGCTATTACAGTACACAAATTGTAATACTATAAAAGTTAAATGTAATACTTGCAGTCATGAGTGGTTCATAGAAATGCAAAATCTAGTACTTGAGAAAGGGTGTCCAGCTTGTATACTACCTCCTAACTCATATCACGAAATTTATGTAATAGAATTTTACAATTTTGGAAATCCTTCAGTAAAAGTTGGTATAAGTGCTGACTATTGTAATAAGAGAAAAAAATGTTTCCCAGAGCATAAAGTTATAGAAGTACATAAAACAACATTTAAAAAGGCAAAAGAAATAGAAAATTTAATAAAAGAACAGTATGGTATATACAGAACAACTCCACCAGAATTACACAATAATGGATCAACCGAATGTTATGATATATCCCAAACAGAACTAATAAATGAAACAATAAAGGAACAATTATATGGCTAAAATAGCACTAATCGAAAGTAAACCTAGTAGGAATGACTATGTTAAACTTTTTAACAACGAGTTTGATTTTGACAAATATGAATTATGCTCTGATCCAACAGTAAAGAAAGTACTAAAACGAGACTGCGATATCGAAATAGATATTGATGCTTATGACTGGCTTATACTCATAGGCTCAGAATCATTAAAGTTCTTTACAAATCAGAACTCAGTCACAGAATACAGCGGAAGAGTTGTAGATGACAAATTTCTACCAGTAATAAACCCAGCAATGATAACATTCAAGCCAGAGGCGAAGAAAGTATGGGATGAATCTAGTAGTAATATAACGAAGTATATTAAAGGAGAACTCAAACAACAGAAACTTGGAGATGATAAATGTTATGGCATTACAGAAAGTGCTGACTTATATGTATTTCTAGACAACGCATTGAATCATGATAATGATTTTATCGCACTTGACTCTGAGACTTCAGGACTATATCCAAGAGATGGATATATGCTTGGTATCAGTCTATCTTATGAACCAGAGCATGGCGCATACATCAGTTCTGATTGTATTGATGAAAAAGCAGAAGGATTGCTACAACAACTCTTTGATAAAAAGAGAGTAGTATTTCATAATGCTAAATTTGATTTAGCGTTCTTTGAATATCATTTTGGATTTAACTTTCCAAGATTTGAAGATACTATGCTACTACATTATATGTTAGACGAGAATCCCGGCACACATGGTTTGAAACAACTGTCTTTGAAGTATACTCCCTATGGAGATTATGAGAAAGGTATGTATGAGTGGATAGATGATTATTGTCGTAGAAATGGTATACTCAAAGGTAGCTTTAGTTGGGATATGATTCCTTTTGAAATTATGCAAGACTATGCAGCAATGGATGCTGTATGTACATTCCTGCTCTTTCAAAAGTTTGAAAATGCCTTAGTAAAAAATGAAAGACTATATGGAGTATATAAAGATATTCTTATACCAGGTTGTAGATTTCTAACAGATATACAAGATACTGGTGTGCCTTTTGATAAAGAAAGATTGCAGACATCTTCAGTCCTAATGCAAGAACAAATTGATGAAGCTATACAAAAGTTATACACTTATCCAGCTATTAAAGAGTTTGAGCATTCACAAGGCAAAGACTTTAATCCAAATAGTACAATGCAACTAAGAGCCTTATTGTTTGATTACTTAGGTCTCAAGCCAACAGGTAAGAAAACAGGAACAGGTGCAGACAGTACTGATGCTGAAGTGTTAACTCAACTTGCAGAAGAACATGAAGTACCACAATTAGTATTAGATATTCGTCAAAAAGTAAAAATTAAAACTACTTATCTTGATAAGATATATCCACAGCTTGATAAAGATAGCAGACTTCGTACTGGATTTAACCTACACGGTACAACATCAGGTCGCCTATCTTCTAGTGGTAAAATGAATATGCAACAGATACCTAGAGACAATCCGATTGTCAAAGGATGTATCAAAGCTAATCCTGGCAAGAAAATAGTTGCAATGGACTTAACAACAGCAGAAGTTTATTGTGCAGCTGTACTTGCCAATGATAAAGCATTGATGGAAGTATTTAAGAGTGGAGGAAACTTTCACTCAAACATTGCAAAGCTCGTGTTTAATCTTCCTTGTGAAGTAGATGAGGTTGCAGAACACTACAGTACACAAAGG